GATACTCTTTTTCGAGATCATCAACCTTTTCGGTTGCAACTTCCATTACCTTCTGGTGAACTGCGGCCTCAAAGATAGTAGAAGCTTTAGACTTAAATTCCTCTGAAAGTTCTTCACCTTCTACCAATGCATCGATATCTTCTTTAACATTGATTTCAGGCATGGAAATTTTTATTTTCTTTTTCTTTTTGCCGACTTCATCTTTTTCTGGATGAGAATCATCTGGTGTTGGGCCACCAAGATCTTCCGCTTCTGCAACATTCATAAGATCTTTCCATTTTGCAGAAACTTCTTCCTTTTTTAGACTATTAACTTTGTCGAAAAGGGCTTTAATCATAGCAGCTTTAGTAGAAGGAACTTTAACTTCTTCTTTCTTCACCTGCTCGTCTTCCTCTTCTTCGTCATCATCATCAGAATCATCATCTCCCTCTTCTTCCTCATCTTCGTCATCATCTTCTTTGACTTTAGCTTTGGATTTCTCAGCGAGAATTTCTTCTGATTGTTCTTTTTCTTCTTGCTCTGGAGCTTCAACAAGTTCTTCTTGTTCAGTTTCTTCCAGAACTTCCTCTTGGTTTGTATTTTCCATAGACATTGAAACTCCTAAAAGTTTTAAGTAATTTATACTGTTAATATTTATAAAATCATAGTTTTGACAATAAATTTTCAAACTCTTTTAATTTTACTTCCTCGAGCCGTTTGGAAGGAGCATTTTGGATATTATTCCTCGCTCTTTCAACATCTTGTGCCTTCAATAGTCCATTGTCCCAAATCCATTCTACACCTTCCATAATACCTTCAACGAAAGCATTAGGTGCGGATGGATCTGCAACAATGTCAGCTGCGGTTGCAAGATAGAAATCTTTTTGTACAATCTGAGAGTTTTTCATATCGGGTTTCAGTGTTCCCATTCCTCTTGAAGAAACACCCAACCTTGCACCTTCATCAATCAAACTCTTAACAATTTGACCATTTGGTGTATTTAAAACTTTTGCACGACCAACAAAATTCTTACCTTCCTTTACCAAAGAAGTAATCATGTGCGATGCACGATCTAAATTAACTGTTGGGCCGTCAGGATGTCCTAACTCCCCAAAAGCACGTTTTGGTTCTACATATTCCTTGACATAACGATTTACTTCTTTTTCAAGAATAGGTAATGGATAAATTCTTCCATTTTTATTCTTTTTTTCAGACTGCATGAAGATACCTTCAATGTAGTACTGTTTGGGTTTATTACCCTCTTCAATTAATTCATACTCAACAGATTCTTGTAGTTCGCAAATTAATTTCATTTGTCTGTCCTATTTTGCGTTACTAAATGCAAAATCCAAGATTTTTAAAAAAGATTTTGTATCTTTATTCATGTTATCTTGCATTTTTTTCTTCTTAGAACTATTTAGTGAGTCATAAGTTTTCAGAATAGTTTTTGCAGATTCAGGATCAATTGGAACCGATGTACCACTCTTAAACTTGATATCTGACTCTTTTTTCTTTTTTACAACTGATCGTAATTGATCTACAACATCTTCTCCTAAAGGTTCTTTTGGTTGTATTGTTTCTTCTACTTTTCTTTCTTCGATAGGAAAACCTATTGATTTTCTAAACTCTTTGTATGTTTTCATTAACCTGTCCAACCAACATCTTTGGAAAATTCTATCATAATAAATCCAGTTGTATTAACAGGAACACACTCAATATCAGCTGAAGTAGCAGTAGTGTTTGTTGCATTATTATTAATTGCGGGGCCATCATAATATCCCGATCCTGCAAGTCTAATTGCAGATGTGTCTGAACTTGCTCCCTTAAATTCTATTAATGCAGAACCACCAATACCATCATCTGCTCCACTTGTTAATCCCCATCTCATTCTACGAATATTAAGTTTAGCACCATTTGCAAATCCATTTAAACCATCTGCATCTAATGCAGTTGCAGAAGCATTATGATCATTAAGATCCAATAAAATTACTACTTTTCCGCCACCCCCATCTGTTTTACCAGTGTCTATGAGTGTTCTAGTTGCAAATGCCATTATGCCTCCACCTTATCTGGTTCTGTTTGAATTTCTGGTTCAGTCTGTGGTTCAGCTTGAACCTCTACTTTTGGTTCTTCAACTGAAATTTCTTCGTTGTCTGAAAACATTCTGGCAGAAACTTCTCGTTTTCTGGTTTCTAACCCATCTATTACTTTACTTGAAATCAATTGATCAAATGCATCATTGACCTTTGTAGGATTATTTTGCATTGAATAATCTATAATATCTACTGTCTTAAAATTTCTTTGTGTTGTCTGTTCTGCCATTTTTATCTCCAAAAATTATCTATTAATATTTATAATCTTTTTAAGGTGCAAAACCTTAATATTCTTCTTCGCCTTCTTCACCTCCACCCTCTTCTTCTGCTTCTTTTGCAATTAATTCATCTTGTTTTTCCATTTCTGGTGCTGTTTGTTTAAGAATATTCGTTCTAAACCACTCTTTGGAATAATACTTACCAACATAATCTTCTGTGTTTCTTGCAAGATCTAAACGTTGAGACATGGTTTCTTGATGTTTAAATTCTGAATAATAATGATCCTTTTCATATCTATAATGAACTTTATCTCTGATCTTTGCCCATTCTGCAGCAGTCATTACATTTTTCAGAATTAATTGTCTTTCCATTATTTCATCAAATAATATTGAAAATCTTGTTTGTAATTTTTTGATAAATTTACTGAAAAGCAATTCATCTCTCGTAATTTCACTTTCTCTCCCCAAAGAGAATCCCGATTCGGCCTCGAGTCGTGAAACAGGGACATGCATTGCTTTATATAATTTTCGTTGAAAGTACTCTACATCTTCCAGTTGTCCTAGATTTTCTCCGCCAGGAAGTGTAGTAATTTCTGTTCCTCTACCACCTTCTCTTCGTGGCAACCAGTAATCTTCCAACATTGATTGGTGTCTTCGATCATCTTTGACTTCACCAGAATCCGAATCGTAAACCAATCGGTTCTTGTATCGTGTCATGATGTCACGAATATATTGTTCGGCCTTGAGTTTCGGTAGGTTTCCTACATCAATATAAAAAATTCTGCGTTCTGGTGCTCGTGAAATACGATAGATAACAATCGCATCTTCTACCATTCGTAATTGGTTCAGTGGTTTGATTGCCTTATGAAGATAAGACATTACTGCATTCTTTTGAGGATTTAACAAACCAGAAGTACAATATGCAATACTATCACCAGAAATTATAATACCAGAAGAAGATCTTTTATCTAGTCCCGCTTCATTGTAAGTGTACGTAGGAACTATATCTACTTTTGCTTTTTTGGGATCGGTATTTTTATCAATTTTAACATTTTTAACTTTTTTGATTTTTGTAGCATCCAAACTTCTGAGTTCTACAATACCACGTTTTGGATCATTTTCATCTATCATAATGTGATAATACAATCTTCCTTCAATGTACCATCTGCGAAAAATATCATGACCATAATTGTTAAAATTTAAAAGATCCAGTACAGTATCGAATTCTGTACGAACTTTTTTCTTAATACTTTCTGTGAGATCTGTTTTGTCGAGAACAATTGATATTGAAGGGAGAGTATCATCAACAACGATAGCATCATTTACAATATTATCAATTGCAATTTCACAATCGGACATTTGAGACATATCACGATATTTAAGAATAAGTTCTACCTCATTCTTATATTGTCCATCCATATCGAGAGAGTAACCTAATGCACCCGCTCCCGATACCATCATAGAACCATCATCACTTTCTGGAAGTGTGAATGCAGGAACACTAGAGCCTTCTGTTTCCTGACTTTTTCTTTCAATTTTGAAACCGAATATTTCAAATGCCATAATTATTTTCTCCTTTTTTTATATTATCCAGAATCTTCATCCGAAATAAAATCTTCATTACTAAATAACGTTTCATTCATTCCCAATCCCAATTGTCCAATTGTCCAACTATCATATACCCAAGTACAAGTGAACTCTTCTATTTCCGATGCAGTTGCCCAATCAAGATTGATTGTTGACAATGCAGACGGCCATGCACCAACAAACGTATAAGTACGTAATACTTTTCCGGCTTTACTTAATTGTTGAACTTTTAATGTAGATTTATACTTTGCTACATCACCTTCAGACATGTTCT